TATTTACTCACAGGAGAAACAGGATGTGGCAAAACTACCGTAGGTAGAATCATTGCCAATAAATTGGGATGTATAGGAAATGACCTCAGGGAAATCAATACTGCTGACATGAGAGGGATTGACCAAGTGAGGGACATCATTAAACAAGCCCAATACCGACCGATTGAAGGTCCTTGTATGGTTTGGCTTATTGATGAGTGCCACAAGCTGACAAAGGATGCACAAAACGCATTTCTTAAATTATTAGAGGACACTCCGTCTCATGTTTATTTTATTCTTTGTACTACCGACCCCAAAGACCTTTTATCAACGATTAAAGGTCGTTGCTCCACTTTCAACATGAATCCACTGGGAGACCGGGAAATGCTTCTCCTGTTAAGGAAAATAGTAATTGGAGAGGGTGAGAATCTGGAAAGAGAAATTTATAACCAAATAGTACAGGATTCATTGGGTCACCCCCGTAATGCTATTCAAGTACTGGAGCAAGTTCTTAATGTAGAACCGGGAAAGAGATTGGAAGTAGCTAAAAGAAAAGCAGAGGAAATGTCAGAAGCTATTGAATTATGTAGGACTTTAATCTCAGGAGGTAATAACTGGAAAAAGATTGCCGGGATATTAACTGGACTTAAAACTCAAGACCCTGAGGGAATAAGGAGAATGGTTTTGGGGTATGCTCAAAGTATATTGTTAGGAGGTCAGGATAATGAAAAGGCTGCTGTGGTATTAGTTTACTTCAATGACCCTTTTTATAATTCAGGCTTTCCAAGTCTGACCCTTGCCTGTTATCAGGTTTTACATCATGAATAATTAACTAAAAATAAAAATAAATTATGGATTACGAAAAAGATATTAAAATAGACCAAACGAGCTTGGATGTGGAATGGCTCCAACAAGCTTCATTAACCTTTAAATATACCAAACACGCTGCTCAGATGTCTTTGGAATTAGCAAAGGAAAAGGAAAGAATGAATCTGATTAAAGCAGATTTGGACTTAAAAATAAGAAAAAATCCGGCTGATTATAAAGTGGATAAAGTGACTAATGAAGTAGTTACCAACATTATTCTAACCGACAAAGGATTTCAAGAAGCTCAAACCAAGTACTTAAATTCTGAATATGAATATAATATTTCTCAGGGAGCAGTCAGAGCCTTAGCAGACAAGAAATCAGCATTGGAAAACTTAGTTCGTTTGAATGGACAATCGTACTTTGCCGGTCCAAGTATACCAAGGGACTTAACCAAAGAATGGGAAGCAAAGGAAAACCGGACTGAATCTAATTCTGCTATTGCTAATTCAATGAGAAGAAGACCAAAACCTGAATAAATCAAAAATCATTATAAATTATGCATCCAATCCTTATATTCTTAATTATAATCGTATCCCCTTTTATTCTTTACTTTTTAATCAGAGTAATAGTAAAAGCCGTATTGGATTCCATAGATATTCATTTTAATAATAAATTTAGTAATCACTTAAAATCAAAACAAAATGTCAATAAAGAAGACTAATTTTAAAAAAGCAGTAGGGGTAAACACTGCTAAAAGAGCCACCGACGGTTCTAATTACGGTTACCTGATACTCCCCAAAGGAGTTAATTTATTTAAAGAAGAAGAGGGTAAATTCTATTTGGATTTCATGCCCTATGTAGTAACTATTGACAATCATCCTGACAAGAATGTTAAGGAAGATTTTGCCGTAAAAGATTCCTTGTGGTATAAATTACCTTTCAGGATTCACAAGAAAATTGGAGTGGATGAAGATTTTGTAGTTTGTCCTACCACTTTTGGATTGAAATGTCCTATTTGTGAATACCGTGCAAAAAGAGTTAAAGAAGGTCCCGGAGACTTAAAAGCAGAGGATTTCAAAGCTGAATTAGCTGGATTGCGTTTCAGTAAAAGAAATCTTTATGTAGTTATTCCTTACGGAAGTAAAAAGCATGAAGAAAAACCTCATATCTTTGATGTTTCTGATTATCTCTTTCAGGAATTACTGGATAAAGAAATCAAAGACAAAGAAAAATTCACTGGATTTCCTGACTTAGAAGAAGGATATACATTGGTGGTAAGATTTGAAGAAAAGAAATTTAACAATTCTAAGTACTTTGCTGCTAACCGTATTGACTTTGAAGCTCGTGACCCTTATGAAGATTCTATTCTGGATGAAATTCCAAATTTAGATGCTTGTCTTCAAATTCTTACTTATGATGAACTTTACATGAAGTTCTTTGATGTAGCCGCGGATGATATTTCTCACGAAACAGAACCCCCAAAAGAAGAAGTATCCACAAGAAGAAGAAAAACTGTAGAAATAGAAGAAACTACGGAAACTGAAAAACCAAAAGAAGAAGTAGTTTCAGGTAGGAGACGTCCCGGGGCAACAGAAACTCCAAAGGAAGAAGTAGCCACAAGTCGTCGTCGTGCTCCAGCAGCAGAAGAAATCAAAGAGGAGGTTAAAACAGAACCCACTCAGTCAGCAAGACGTCAACCAGCAACTAAAAAAGAAGAACCCAAAGCATCAGAATCCAAATGTCCATCCGGTCATGTTTGGGGAGTTGATTGTGATGAAAAGGATGAATGTCAGACTTGTGACCTATGGGATAAATGTCTGGACGCCAAAGGGGCTTAAATTTAATTAATTACCTGCTCTGTAATGACTTTATAATAATTTTTAATATCTAAGGGTATAAATTAGGATAAGGTCATTACGGGGCTTTAAAATAAGAAATAAATGAGCAAAAATATATTTAACATAAAATGGAGTAAAAGAAAAGAATTTACTGATAAATTTATTGGTTTATTTATTTCTGTTGAAATGGTAACCTACTTAAATTTGTACTGTATTGCTTTTCAAACGCCTCAATCATCCATTGTTCGTTCAGCCATTATAAAATGGATTGGAGGGACTAAGAAGACTGAAATTGATTTAATTAAAAAAATTGCAAGTCTTATTCAGGATGACTGGGATAAAAAGAAAGATTCAGAGAATAAGAAAACCAATTTTGAAACATACTTAAAAGTGGTTAAAGAGGAATTGATTAAAAAGAGATTGACTCCTGAGCAAGCGGATTCTATAATTAAAAAAGTAATAAAATAACTTATGGAAAGAAGAACCAAACCAAATGAGGAAAAACTGAGTGAGAAGGTAAAGAGGTCAGTAACTTCTCAGATTCCAGAAAAGAGTGAGTATGATGGCAATATAGAAACTATGATTTCCACTGGTTCCACTTTATTGGATTTAGCAATAAGTGGAGGTAGGAAAAAGGGAGGAGGAGTTCCGGGAGGAATATTTGTAGAAGCCTTTGGTCCTAATAGTGCCGGGAAAACCGTTTTACTTTGTGAAATGGCTGGAGCTATTCAGAGACAAGGAGGAGAAATTCTATTCAGAGACCCTGAAGCAAGACTTAACCAACAGTTTGCTCAGATGTTTGACCTCAATACCAAAGAAATGGATTATGATACAGTTGATACTGTCACTGAATTATTTACTTCTGTTAGGGATTGGGAAGTTAAAAATGAAAAAATAATAAATGGAATATTTGCTGACTCCCTTGCTGCTCTTTCCACTGACTTAGAAATGAGTAAAGATGAAGGAGATAAGATGGGAATGAAAAGAGCAAAAGAATTTAGTGAACAATTACGTAGGACATGCCGGGTGCTTACTCAAAAGAACTTGCTAATGGTTTGTAGTAATCAAATCCGTCAGAATGCTGAGGGGTATGGTGAAAAATTTACTGCTCCCGGTGGAATGGGTCCGGGATTTTATGCTTCTTTACGACTTAAATTTGGAACTCCTGAGAAAATTCCAGTAAAGAAAATGATTTGTGGAAAAGAAGTTACCCGTATAATAGGAGTCAGAACTGAAGTTACCGTATATAAATCATCTATTTGGAAACCTTTTCATTCAGCATTTTTAACTATTATTTTTGATTATGGAATTGATGATATAAGAGAAAATCTCCAATTTATAAAAGACCATAAGGAAAAAGTTCATGAGGAAACTCCGGATAAGAAAATAAAGGTAAATAAAAAGGGAGAAAAGCAAACTATTTATACTTGTAATGGAGAGAAGTTAGATGTCTCTTTGGAAAAGTCTGTAAAAATGATTGAGCATTATAATTTACAAAAAGTAGTAAAAGCTGAGGTTATTGAATTATGGGAATCCATTGAAACTAAGTTTGAAACTTCCAGAACTAAAAAAGAAAGAGATTAATTTATGCAAGAAAGAACTAAAAAAAATTACATAATGGCTCACGACCCCTCCATGTGTGGTTGGGGATATTCTATTATTGACGAGGACGGAAAAGTGGTTAAGGCTAACTGTATCAAAACTGCTTCTGAGGCTAAGAAAAGAAGAATCAGAAAAGGGGATGACACTATCCGTAGGATTAATGAGATTAATTGTCAGCTCCTCAGGTTAATCCGGTATTATCATATCCAATACATGATAGCAGAGCAGCCCCACGGAAGTCAGAGTGCCACAGCTGCTAAAGCTATTGGAAATGTAGAAGCTATGTTACAAACCATAGCAGACGTGTTAGGAATGTCTTTGGAATGGTTCTCAGAGGGTGACAGTAAATTCAGATTACTCCATAAAAGGTCAGCAGTTAAGAAAGAAACCATTAATGCCATTACTAAATTGTATGAAGTCCCGTGGACAGGTATTGGTTATAGGGATGAAGCAATAGCGGATTCAATGTCTATTTATCATATTGCCCGGGATACTTCTCCAATGATTAGAGGATTTCTTACAAAATCCATAATTTAAAAAGAAGTTAAAAGTATAATATATTGAAAAGTTAATAAATTGAAAAACTGGAATGCAGAAATATTTACTGTGGCTTTTAACTGTGGTAAAGGATATAAATCAATTTTTCTTGTCATGGGGTTTGAGTTGATTTCAGGGTTCGATGCCCTGCTGCATACAAAGAGTATAATGGAGTAAGCGTCCACAGCTCGGG